CTAGAATTCACCCAATTTGTCCAACCAGCCCACCGCATCACAAACATCACACTTACCCTTGCCCTTGATAAACTTGAACCCATGACACTGGTGGCATTTTACAACTTCCCTTACGTTTACAATTTTAGTTCCCGTGTTCCTTATCTCGTATGCCCAACTTCTCCCCGATATACCCTTGCCCCCCTTCGCTTTACCAACCGTCAACCTGCTCTCATAATCGTTATGCCTGTCTATGAGCAATTCAAGGTCAGCATAAAATCTGGTAGGGCTACCGCCATACCCCGAATCCTTCCCTTCGTTCTTCTGAATAACAGCTATAACAACACCCTGTCCTACAGCTCTTTTCAAACCCTTACTTACATCTTTTATCTTCCAAGGTTCATCTTCAAGGTCTATCCAGTCTATGGCGTTAATCCTATCACGCCTGATATTATCTTCAAAATCCTCATGTATCGGCACGAGTTCAAATCTATCACCACCATCACCATTAGTCCATTGAACCCAGTCCATCGCAAGCAGTCGGTCTAAAAACCTATCCTTCGGTTGCCCATCAGTGTTTGTGTATTCGTTGCCCATTAAAACGGGGTTCTTATCTAGGTTCTCTGCGATAAAATTCATAATCAGCGTTGTCTTGCCATAGTCGCTCTGCCCTGCCACTAATACCAAATCACCTTGCTTACACGACCAATTACAAGCAAACGGAAGCTCCATCCCCGTATCCATATCTTTAGGAAAAACCAAATCAAAATTGGGGGTTCTTTCACGGGGAACCCCAAAAACATTTACAGACTCAGCGTAGTTAATTACTTTATAAATGCCGTCCCTCCTCCCGGACGGCTTAACTACACGGGACTTCCCCTCTGACAACTGATACATGATATTTCTTACGGCATCCCATGACCTCGTTCCCCTCTCTATCCCAAACTCCCCCCTGATAGTGTTCAAATCTATCTCACCACGAACCCTTTTCAAGAACTGTTTTATTTCGCCAGTGGTTATCTCAGCCACGATACCCCCTTACAACTATTACAACTATACACGTAAGCAGGGCTAGTATTTACAACTATACAACTATTCACAACTTTAACTGAGGCTAATTTACAACTATACAACTATGACCTCCACGCCTGACGCACGCACAAAACTTTGGGCAAGATGTAATCCCCCTATATAGAGTATAGTTAATAGAATAAAAGATTATTTGAATACCCATAGACTCTTAATCTCCGATACATCAAGTATTATTTTCTCTATAGGATTTGTCTCGGGTTTATAGGAAGCCTCCGAATAATTCAATACCACAAAGCCATCTCCTATTCCCTCTAAAATGGCAATGTAACTTTCGGGTTCACCCGATGGTTTATTCCTATTTAGCATCACTGACAGTTTTCTACCAATTAATCCACTAAATGCCTCAATATGCAATTCAATCCTCCTTAATCATATCTAGACTTCTTTTTCTTATCAGTGGTTAGGCGGTTGACCTTCTCTTGTAAAGAGTGAACTTGTGCTTGGAGTTGGAGGAATTTACCATCTGTTAAGTTCTCCCTATAGACGGTCTTTCTTTCTATGATGGGGGGTGTTTCACCAATTGGGAAAACTGGCATATTCATCATCAATTCTTCATAGAGGACGTTCATCATACCCTCATTGGCATATTCGGGATTTTTCAATGCCTCATAGTGGAAGCGTTGCATCTCACCATGACTTTCTTCCATCTATCCTTCTCCTTTGAGGGCTTGCCATGCACCTGTGGTTAAGCCTAAGATTTTAACGCCCAATGAATCAGTGACTTCTATAATGTGCTCATCAATCTCCTTAAGCAACCTCCCCCTCTCAGCCTTACGGATTATGGGAATAACCTTAAGCAACATTAAAGCCGTCAAATCATAGGCAGGCTGTTCGTATCCTTCGCCCAGGTATTCACATAAGATTTTGCTGGTTTCTGCTACCAATTTCATTTCCTCATCCGTCAAGGTGCACTTCCGAAGTAGTTCATCGTTAGTCATCGCCTTCTCCTTTCAGGGCTTGCCAGCACTTATAACAGCATCTTCTGACTTGCCCACCTAGCTTCAATACCCTATCGTAGTGCGCATGACATATCTCGCCACCCCATGCGTATATCCTTTCCCTCTCCGCCTTCTGGATAATGGGGATGACAGCTTTAGCTGCTTTGCAATAACAGCATGGGTCGTCTACTGGGTCTTTGAAGTATTCGGCTAGTTTGTCTGCAACCTCCACTTCTAGTCTCTCATCACTAATCACTGGCAATTCATCTGGTATAGGGGATAGGGAGAGGATAGTAGTTACACATTCATCCGTTTTTTTCTGCATAACTTCAAGACAATAACTGTTCCCTGTATAATGTTCATCTGTGGTATAGCTCGCCCACCAATTTGCGAAGCGTTGCAACTCTTGACGTATCCCCGCTATCGCTTCCCTCTTGTTCTCTATTGCTTCTTCTCTACTTGTCATGGGTTAGACCTCCTCAATTCGCTTAACTTCACCAACCGATAATATTCTCTTGTAGCTATTTAGTTTTGTTAGAAAGACGCTGATAGCATCCAAACAAGCATTATTATATTCCGTATTTCTATATGGCTGGAAAGTGTATTGTCTCCATCCACCATACCAAGATATATGACCTATTGCTCTATGGCTCGATTTATTCATAACAGCCCAAGATTGCGTTTTGCCAGTATCTCCTAGCAACTTAAAGCAAATGTACTGATTGCCATCGATTCGGAGATTAGTTTTTGCCCTCCATTCTTGTGTTGCCACACTATCCTTGCCATTCCTTGATTCTTCTCTACTCATTGTTAGCCTCCCAAATCTATATCACTTTCTACTTCATTTCCCCAACAATCCCAACCTTCTGCTTTTTGACGTGCAAATAGTTCAATGCGTGGCAAGTCACCGCAAAGTTCAACAATTTTATCCCTAACTTCATAGGGTTTTTGGCTATGCCCTTCCCTTGGAGAGAGTATAACTTGCGAAATACTCCTAGTTTGCCTATTTAATTTCCCGCCCGCAACCAAACACCCTAGACAAAGTTCCGCATTGGAAGCAGTCCAATGCCCACCTCCGAAAAACGGGGCAAAGTTTTTCCTGTTTGTCTTGACCCACGTAAAGGCAACCGTTTTATATTCAAAACCCCACGATTTTATTACACGGAAAGATTGTTCAAGGAAAGGCGGAGTAACCCACAGGAATAACTTGCAATCCCTATCCGCTATTGAACTAACATCAAGGTCGCATATTTCGTTTATATCCATTGTCTTATAATGGTTTTCAGCCCTGAATTGTGCCAACTCCCCTGCTTCGCTCCAAACCTTATAAGCCCAAGGCGGGTCAGCATATATTATTTGGTACTTCTTTTGGATTGCTTCTTCTCTACTCATTGGTTACACTCCTTTGTTATGGGGGAAGGTATTGCCCTTAAGAACTGCCCTCCGAAGTTTCTCATTGTCAATTATAGTATTTCTGGTGAATAGGTAATAACCCACAATCTTATCGACAGACACCTCTTTTAGATAATGGACTTGCCAATTAGCTGGTAATCCCTCAGTTTTGAATACTACCTCAAATATATGAAGCCCCCCATACCATATTGCATCCTCTAGGTGCCTAGCAAACCAAGTACCTGCCCTAAAACCTTCCCTAAGGATATTATTAGCCGATGCCTCATTTGTTCCATGAAAACAGATACATTCTGGCATTATCCTTTCTAAAAACTCTCCACATTCAGGGCATCTTTTTACATTACGATAACGAAGCTCATTATAACCGCAAGCGTAACATTGCACTTGGTAATAACTTGGCATTATTATCTCCCCCCTATTGCTTCTTCTCTATTCATTGTTTGCCTCCAATCTCGTATTCATCATCCCCACAATTAGGGCACTTCTCGACCATGTAGTTATCTCGCCACATCCGATATGTACCGCAGTTCCCACACTTTACAGAATCCTCTACTTGTTCAGAATATAGGGGTGCTTCGCATACGTCACACCCACACTCCTGAAAGCAATCGGGATAATCCCTTAAGTGAGGCTCGTAGCATTTCCTAAACATCCTTGCACCTCCTTTGGTTTTACCTTACTTATCGAGGGCTTCAATTATCTCCCGTGATAGTTGGTCGAGGTATCTATCAATGAAGTGAGGGACATTTGTTTCTGACCGATTCCAACACGGCGATTTCTTGATTATCTCTTTTAACCTCTCTATTGCTTCTTCTCTACTCATTGGTTTGTCTCCCTTGATTTATGGCTCTGGGGGCTGGTCTTACCCAAACGGGTCTCTTAATGAGATGCGTCTAAAAAAGCATTAACCCCCGACCCCCAGAGCTTTTGCCAGCCATGTTAGGAATGCTACCACTAATCTCGTTTACTTTCGGTGCGTGGCATCCTTCTAACCCGATTTGACGCCTAACACTTTGCCCTTTCGGGTGGCTGGCTTTTGCTGGCTCGGTCTTTATACTGCCTGCCAGTTCCATCTCTACAACGCCGATATATCAGGACACCAGCAATATTTACTCCTTCTCTATTTTTATATCAAGCACCGAGAACATCTCAGCGAAGTAAGCCTTTCTTAGTGCCTTGCCCGTTTCGGTGGTTTTGTCAATGTGCCCACTTCTCAAATCGTCACCGAGCTGCTTCCACCAAACATGACGGGCTATTATTTCATCCTTCGTGGCAGTTTTAGGGGCACTTTCGGCTTCATGTTTAGGGGGTAGGGCACTTTCAACAATAGGTGGTTTGACGGGTGGGGGTAGTGCATCCCCGTCTAGTAAGATGTCGTAGCAATTCCAGTTATCCTCCTTGTCCAGCTTGAGGTCAACGGCAACCCCCACTTGACACAGTTCCCACTTCTCCTTCAATTTGTCGAAGATAGCCTTCCCCGCATCTTTCCCGTCAGGTTTAACCCCCTTAACGTAAAGGTACTGCCCGTTAGCCCCATCCCTAATCTCCCGCTGTGTTATTTTGATTTTCATTTTCAGCCTCCCGTTTTATTTCTTCCCATATTCTACACTCCTCCCCGCTTTGGAGCATACAAGGGTGTATTCTACCTGAAGGTTTTTCGGATAATTCGCAGTAATCCCAACCCTCACACTTAGTTATTATATGTGGGCATCTATCCATCTTTTACCTCCTTAGTATAGAGTATTCAAACTACTTTGTCAAGCCATAACAGACTTTCAGGGTCAACGATTACATCTTTTAGTCTTTCCATGTGCTGTACCACTTTGGAGATTTCCTCTCCGAGTTCATCCCAACTGTCAGCCTCTACAGAGCATTTTATAGTTAAATCGCACTCCATACTACCTCCTCTGGGAATTTATACTTAACTGTTTCCCTTAATAAATCTTCGTTAATATCAGCTACACTAGCCCAGAATGATAGAGACTCCCCGTGTTCCAGCCACTTTCTATCCTTATCCTTAAAGGCTTGGTGTATTACGTGCATACCCAAATATCTGTAGGGGTCTGAAATGTTTTCTTCTGTATCTCTCTTGAATTTCATAACACCTCCTAATTAACATTAAAGTCTCCAGCTTCCAATGGTTCTACAAATCTAAAAACGTAATCTTTAAGAAAGAAATCATCAACATGTGGTATGCCCAATTCATACAAATTCCAGTGTAGCCATAGTTTATAATTCATTTCACCCCTCAAATTCATCAAAAATTATCATATCTATACTAGATGCCTCAAAGCAAGTGCGACATACAATTTCAAATGAATGAGAATTCTTTGCTGTATCTTCTAGTCTAACTTCATTGCCACACTTGGAGCATTTCCTGTCTTGAGACTCCCAAACCTGTTCCCATAAAGACTTCACCTTATTTCTCCTCAAATTCATCTATAATCTGGATAGCCCTTCGGATAGCCATGTCGGGTTCCAGTACCATTTCCCATTCCTTCGCCAATTCCTCTAGGCAGCGAGAGTATGTCTGTGTCAGGATAAGTGCAGGCATAAAGTAACCGTCATCCCTGTAAACCATGACCGAGATATGCTTCTTGCGAAATTCGCCCTTTGCCTCTTGATAGATAAGTTTCATTTTATACCCCCTGTAAATTGGTTTCCGTATGGTCTAAATGGTTCATCCCATCCTAAAAAGTCTTTACAATTCTGGCAGGCTTTATAGACTAATGGATGGTTCGCATCGCACTTTTGCGGGTTGATATTGCCATTACCTAACTTATGCCCTTTTCTACACCATATATAGAAGTGGTTTATATTATCTGGGTAACGGGCTTCTTGACAGTCATAGAGCGATTTCATTTATTCAAACACCTTTCACACCAAATAAACTTGTAATTTATCTTCTTAAAACATCCCTTGCATTTGTGTAATCTATGTATTTTCAATTCTTACTCACCTCAATCCAAGGCATTGGTGCTGGTCTGGTTGTCATTCTTTTCAGAAAGCATAGTTTAGAGTCCAGAACCGTCCATGCTACATATTGATTGGGTGTTACGACTTCAAATTTCATTGTGCGTTCCATCATCCCTCCTTCTTATTAGTGGGGCTAGTATGGGCTTACCTCTTTCCATATAATCTCGCCATTCCTCTCATGGTAAATGTCGGTATGCTTCCCACAGATGTCGCAAGGTTCTTGGATAACATTTATCTCATCTTTTTCCTCGACATCCAGTTCCCTGCCATTGACTTGTATTATCATCTTCCATTCCCCCCTATTAGGGGCTAGGGCTATATGTTATCGGGTTATAAAATGTAATATTCAAAACCCTAACCCCTACTAAACCACCAAATTATTAATGTGCTAGCTTACCCTTGTTGCTCTATGTTCCTTAATATCATTAAGCGCCTCGCTGGAATAATATATTATCTCTTTGCAAAGGTCATACGGCAGTAGAGATTTTCTCTTTGCCATACCCCGCATTGTCCTAAGATAATAATTAAGGTTAATAAGCAATCTCTCCGTATCTTTATCCACTCCCTTCGCCTCCATTTATTCTATTTACTCTAAATCTACACCCTTTTTACGCACATGTCAATAGTTTATAAAGAAAAAACGGACTATTTTTTAGAAAATAATCAAAAATAATTGAGGTATTGACAAACCATGATTTCTATTATAATATTTGAATGGAGGTGATATATGATGTCTTGGTCAAACGTGTGTGTTGAGGGATTTTGTTTTGGCGATAAAGATGATAGTGGTAATTACCCGTGTGGGCGGAGTTGCCCCTCTTGTCTTTGCCTTGAAAACGGGCACTGCCCCCATTTTGCATATTCGGAAACCACAGAGCGGATGGTCGCTGTATTCCCTCCGTTGCGCCTTGTCTTGTGGGATAGGCTTATTATTTTTGTTACTGAAACTCTATATTGGAAGCTGAGGTGGTGGTTCTGGGATTGTTTATGGTTCAATCGTAGGAAAACGAGGGCTTTCTTTGCCAATATCCCCATTGCGACCAAAGAGAACTGTCCTATTGTAGAAGACCTTGATAGGGAGGTAACGGAGGCAACTGAAAAATTCCCCGATTGGTTTTCTGGGGTAAAAAACAAGGCGAATGGTGTGCTATAATATATTAGGAGGTTGAATGACCTACCTTTATGCTGGGTGAGTTCTAAGATTTCAAATTAGGCGTAAGCACCCAGCCACTAATTAAGTGGAGTGGCGAAATCGTTAAAGACGCTTAGTAGGGCAGGCTGCCGCCTATGGGCGACACCCTGTTCCGAAAGGTTAAATGAGCTTAACCATCTGGGGGTGGAAGTCCCCTAGCTCCACTTTAAGGATTGAGATGCACTTTAGAATAAATGGGTTTAAGAAGTATAGATTGCCCAATCCGCCTAAAAAGACCACCTCATCTTGGGTAGTGGGGCATCAGGTTCTCTTCTATTACAAATTGGACTGGTGTCATTTAACCGAACATTGGATGGTAGACCCGTATATAATGTATCTTAATTGATGTAGCGGACGTGCGGAGTGGAGCAGTGGTTTAGCTCACTAGGCTCATAACCTAGAGGTCGGAGGTTCAAATCCTCCCTCCGCTACCATTGTGAATTGATATGAAACAATCAGAGAAGTGGTTATTCAAAGACAGGGAAGCCCTAACCTCAATAGATAAGGGCATGAAAGAGTCAAAGAGCGGACAAGTGGTGAAGCGTGGCTCATTTGCCCAATGGTGTCCCCAACATGGTTATCCTGAGCCTTGTGTTAAGTGCAATGGCATGACGGCGGAGGAAAGGGAGGAATTTTTTAGGAGTCTGGCGGAAGCCGTAAGCAATGAAGAATAAGGGTGTAATCAAAAAAGAAGCACAGATTCCCTTTCCGGAGTGGAAGCGTAAAGCATTAAAAATCTCAAACTGGAATATAACTCACTTCATACCCATTAAAACTTTACACGAGATGTATGGTGATGATTTATCTTTAATTAATTATTCCAAGCCTGACTATGATGACAACAATGGTAAACCAATTTAGACGCAATACGATTAGATTCTAGTGGCATTAAAAGATAAAGTAATACTATTGGTCAAATAAAATGGGGGAGGACTTATTCGGCCCTCCCCCTGTTCAGCTTATTCTTTTTACTCTCCTTTCTTATTTAGACTTGGGGGCTAATATGACATTTCGGGGATATGGATTGTCTTTAGTTCCTTTACTGACTTAGAAGCTAAGAATTTATCTATTGTCTCTTGTATTGTGTCGCTGTTGAATTCGTTGGAAGATAATATTGTTAAACCTATACCCGCAGCCTTAGAGCAACCCAACTCGTAAGGGCAGCCAGTGCAATTTTCATGGGTTAAATGCCATTCCCTACATTCTTGCTCCCCTTGCTTAACAGTATCGCCCTGAAGTTCAACCAATTTTTTAACATCATCCATCATATTCCTGTCTCCTCCTTTATACTTGATACTACTATTGCCTCACTCTATTTATCTGTGCTATGGTTGCGTAATCACCCCAAGCTAACATCACAGTTCTTTGGTTGCGTGGTGTATCTGGTTTTATGCCTGTTAGTTTGCGTGCTTGTGCTAGTGTAAAAAACCCCTTGTCCCTTATCCAGAAACCACCCTTGCCATATATTACGTCATAGTGGTGCTTGCCTAATTGTTCAGCTAATGTGTGGGCTAATACTTGATGCCTAACCATATTCAACCCCCATAATGTATTTAATACCTAAGATTTATATAATTGCTTGTAATCTCTCTGCCTGTGCCGTTAGTGTAGCGATGTACGACTCTTTGTGCTCTGGTGTGATACCTATGCAGACTAGGTATTCAGGGTTGTTCTCTATCATCTCTAGTTCTTCTTTGGTCTGGCGTAGTGCTAACTTGTCCCCTTCTTTACCATCAACCCATTTTTGTTCTTCGTAGTCATAAGCATTCATAATCCTTTACCTCCATAATGTATTTATACCTAAGATTAGTATTTTATTTTAGGTATTCGTAGCCTTGCCAGTTTTCGGGTGTTCTCATTGCAGATTCAATCGCTTCACTGCAAGTTATAGCATCGCCGAAGGTTAATATGTCATAAGCGTGGTTGACTATATTCTTAGCGACTATGTAGGCGTGCTCTTTGCGTTCGGGGTCGGAGCAGACAGCGTTTATTAATTCGTTGTCAGGCTCTAGTGTCTTAGGTGTTCTTATCATCTTGTAACCCCCAATATACTTTAATACCTCTATTATACAATCAGAACAGGCAAAAGTCAAGCGATATGGCACTATTTTTATTCAGTTTCTAAAGTCTTTATACTTTAGCACGGATGTTCTAATACAATGACGGAACTATGACTGCCTAGATAGATGTACCCGATTGCCTATATCATGCCTAAACCCTAAAATATACACTAAGAAGATACATCATTAGAATATGAGACACGCTACAATCAATATCTGAGCGTTTATATAACAAAGTAATAGGATAGGGGGTATCCGGTAGCTGTTTACTTGTTAGCGTTATGCTTGGGGTTAAACACTCGGGTCTCGAGGTTATTGTTGGTTCGGGTTAAACCCCCCTAACTAACACATTAGGGACACCTAAACTAAATGTTAGGACACCCTAAACCTCCCATTTAGAGTGATAATTCAGGTCTGCAGTTCTATTCGTGCCTGCAATAACGCACATAACTCCTATTATACGCCCCCATAGAGAGTAAGTCCAGATGCGAAGGGTTGTGGTGGGTAGCTTTGGATTATATATGTTTAACCCATTTCCAACAATTTAGGTTTAGGGTATTCTGAGGGATGGGGTAATTAGGGGGTATTGACAAAGTAAAATAAAGAGTTTATAATAGTAAAGGGGGGTGAGATATGCACATATTTTGTCCAGAGTGCAATGCGGAATACGTTGTGAGATGGGGGTAGGATAGGGGCGGAATTCAATTGTTACTCGTGCGGGTTTCCCTTATTGTTAAAGATGGAAAGGTTAGTTCGGATATATGAGGTTCGTATGGATGACAGTGGGAAAATCATTCATGTAGCAGAGGATTGCTTGGAGCATTCAGGGTCTTGACAAAGTAATTAGAGGGGTTTATAATGGAGATATGAAAATAACACCAAGGAGTAAGCACTATGATATGTCCACGAAGAACCTCACCCATAAAGCTGTTATCTTATTAAGGAGACAGGAATGGGACAATTGGGATGATGATAATGGACGTCAGGCGCATAGCGTAGAGGAATATATAAGGGTAGTGGATTCTGCCATAGAGAGGTATAACGGTAAGTGTATAAGGGTAAATGGGCTTGGCAAATATGCCCTTGTTCCAACGAAGGATGGTAAATGGGATGTCAGGGTTTCTGATAAAAAGTGGTGGTGAGGAGATGTTTATAATAGTAAAGGAGGTGAAAGATGGAAACAACGACAATGTATTCAATAAACCCGAAGAATGGGAAGGTAGTGGTTCACAGGTTACCGTGGAGTATTGACACTAATGACAGGGAGTTGAGGGAGTTACATCAGGAGAGGTTACAGTCTTATTTAAGCAAGGGGTATACATTAGAACCGCCGATTATGGATGAAGTTGCTGAATGCCCCACTGAGACGTCTACTGGGGTTACTTGCCCTCAATGCGGAAAGGTATGCAAGTCAGAATTTGGGTTAAAAAGTCACATAAGGGGGCATAAGAATGAGGGATGAAGAAGCGAGGGGGAGGATAGCGAGGTTAGAAGACGGGGTATACGGTAGTTACGATTACCAATCGGGTTACTCTATTTCCAGCAGGTTAAACTTTCTGGAGGAAAGGATTGTATCTGGTATCTCTATTAAAGACTGCCCCAGATGTAAACACCCCGTAATGGCTAAGGAGGAAATATATCCCGATGATGATTGGAGGGATAAGAACCTCCAGTCTTGGTGGCGTTGTCTAACCTGCGGCTGTAGATTCACCTGTAGTAATGAGTGTGTTTGCAGAGAGGTGAGAGATGAAAGATAAAGAGGCAAGGAGAGACATACTAGATGTCTTACAAGAGTTGCGTGACCACAAAAGAAAGGGGGCACTAGCTGATGTGGTTATCAGGGACTGCCCCAAGTGCAAACACCCTGTATTGGCAAAGGGGACTCGCAAGGCATATACGGAAAATGGGTCTACATTCTATATCAGCGATTATGATTGGTCTCCTGACAAGGGGGTGTCTTACCAATGTCTCACTTGTAGTTGTAAGTTCGCTTGTAGTAAAGAATGGGTATGCAGGGAAGTCAAGTAATGAAGGTGTCTTGTTTTACAAGTTTTTACTTATCTAAGCTATTAGTTGAGTTGGGGGCTGTTGGTTCTAGGGCTTCTGCACTGAGGTTAATAAAGCAGGGGGCGGTAGAGATTGATGGGGAAAAGTGTTATGATGACAAATGGAGGTATTATGATACAATGTCCTGATTGTAATGGGAGAGGATACAATATAGTAACAGTTGTAAGTGGTGAGCTTAAAGTCATAAAGGAGTGGTGTATTAAATGTAAAGGTACTGGGATGATAAAGTTACCCCCTGAAAATAGAGATGGTATGGAATGGGAGAGGGAATGAAGTATAGGCCCGATAATTGGAGTAATCCGTATAGCGAACACGGGGCTGACTTAGATGAAATGGGGTGGGAGATAGCATTTGAAGCTGGTGCCGATGCTATGTTAGATGGGTTACTGAAAGGTGAGTCATTTGAGGGGAAGGTTTACGATAAATTAGGGAGGTGGGTATTTATACCTGAATAGATAAAGCAGGCACAATATTGCCCCCGAAATGGGGCTTTATTTTTATGTGGTATAATGATAGATAGGGGGTGCTATATGCCTTGGAAGGTCGTAAAAGCCAAGACGGGCTGGAACATAGTTAAATCCGATACAGGCAAGGTTGTCGGGCATTCCGACACCAAAGCCAAAGCGGAGGCGTCTGTAAGAGCGAGATATAGGGGTTATAAGAAATGAGTAGAACTTACCCCGTTCATCCGCAAAAAGAAGAACACCGCAGATTAATGACCGACCCCTCATATAGACCTGAAGTGTCAAGGGATGTTGCGAATATTTGCAGTATACTTGATATAAAAAGCCCCAACACTCATTACAGATGGCTCAGGGAATATGAGAGGGGTAATGGGGAGTTTGATTTAAGAAAAGCCCTTAATGATAATAAGGAAGAACTCTTTGATGCCTTAATGAAGGCTGTTAAAAATGGGAGACCGAATTCACAGATATTAAAGCTATTCACCCAATTAACGGGTGATTTAGTAGATAGGAAAGAGGAGAGTATAAGGGTTGACTTTACCCCAACAGACAGAATTAGAATCGGTGCCGAACTCAGAGACCACCTTAGACGAGAATGGGAAACTACTGGAAACTGCCCTGTGTGTGGGCAGTGTAAAGCACTTCGCCACGAAGTATGCGTGGATTCAAAATCAGAACTCCCTGAAGATAGAGAAGTGGCAACCCTGGGATTACCTGCTGGACTTGATTGACATAATCAAAACATATAACCTCGTTTATATATTAAAAGCGTCCCAGTTGGGTATTTCGTGGTTAATGGCGATTATAAACGACCACATAGCTAATTTTAATGAGACGGCTAAGTGTTTGCTTTTAAGTCAGGGGCAGGTAGAAGCTCAGGATTTGCTCTCTAAAGTTAATTTCATACATGAGAGATTGCCCGATTGGCTCAAACTCCCCGTAGATAAGGACAATCGTGAACTATTTGCTCTTAAAGGGAATAGGGCTGAGGTCAGGGCTTTACCCTCCACCGAGAAAGCGGGGCATGGATTTCAGGGTTCTTTGATAACAAGGGATGAGTTGGCAAGGCACGAATATGCCAGAGACAATTACAGGGCTGTAGCTCGTTCTGGAGCCCCGATGGTGGAACTCTCAACGGCTAACAAGCAAGACCCGACCAACTACTTCCAAGAGAAGACCGAGGAATACTATTATCACCCCGAAACAGTAAAGAGGGTTTTGCCCTCTGGGGTAGAGATATACACCAATCCAACCAAACCAGGGACTTGCCTTGTGTTTCTGGCGTGGTGGTTGAGACCTGTCAGGGAAGAGGGGTTGACCCTTCAGGAATGGTGGGATAGTAGGATAGCCCCACGGTTCACTTCATTAGAGATTGAGGAGCAGTTCCCCTCGTCAATTCAAGACGTCTTCAAGCCATCAATCACAAAGGCTTATTTTGAAACTCAAGCCCTAGAAGATATGGGATATGATGTTATGCCTCCGATTAAACAGGATACTATAAACACATTTAACAATGTGGTAAGGGTGTATAAACTACCTATAGCTGGGAGGAAGTATTTAGTTTTCACCGACCCCTCCGATGGTGTAGAAGACCCCTTTGTTACTGGGGTGATGGACTTTGTTACAGGGGAAATCGTCTGCTCCGCTACGGGGATGGAACGGATAGACCGAGTAGCCGAGATACACGATTATTTGGTAAGAGAATATAAGGCTACCAATTCGTTCGAGTATAATGGGAGTGTCGGGGGTGCTTTCTGGAAATGCCTGCAAGACCTCAACACCCCCCATCAAGCCCCAAGAAGGAAGACTGACGGCTCAATTGACATTGGCAAGAAGGGGCAAACCGTGTCAGGTCAGCATAAGGAAAAGATTATCGGCGATTTAGCCTCTTTAGGTGTTGCTAAAAGACAGATAGTGTGCCATGACCGAGAGTTTATGCAACAGGCAAAGATGGTTCAAAGGGATGGGGGCAAACCCATAATGGACAGAAACCAAACCTACGATTGGGTAATGATGATGGCTGGATTATGGCAGTTACAAAAATACACGCCCAGAGTTTCATTTAAGGCGTATACATTAGAACCAGATATGGATGGTAATTATGGGAATACCCTCGAACCAGGAGTGTTTAGATGACAACAAAAAAGGAAGCCCAAAGTTTCAAGCAGTATATTGTAGATAAACGTCATTCGCAGAGGATTTATGAGCAAGAGATAGACATGAAGTTCTTTGAAGATAAGTACGACATGCCGTTTATAAAAAATCCCAAGTATCAATTAAGAACTGGCTATGTATCGGGGATGCTAAATACTGTTGCTTCTCAAATGATAGGCAATAACCCAAGATGCTTTACTAAACCAAGGAGCGATAATAATGAAAAAACAAAAGAGGCTGCCGATAGAGTAGCGGCGGAGGGAAACAGGTGGTTAAGGGCTTGGCTTAGAACATACCGAAACCCGTATAGAAAAACATTCAAGATGGTCAATGCGGTGGGTCAGGCGTGGATTTATATGGTACACGATGAACGCCTTTTAAGGATGGATGATTGGCAGAAGAAAGAACCTGACTCTATCCCTGTCGTGCCGATATTCCACCATCCGACTGTGGTATTCTGTGAACCCACAGAAATTGATGCCAACGGGCAACCCCAAAGGGTGGTAGTTTCCTTCAAGAGAATGGCGGGTGATATAATCCATGACCACCCCGACAAGGCAAAACTATTTAGGGGTAAATACGAAAATGATACTGACCTAATAGATTACTTCTTATATGTAGATGATACTTTAGTCTATGCCGAGGCAGGCGGCGTAACGATAGTTGATAAGCCAAATATATACAAAGAGGTAACATTTGTTCAAATTGATACAGGGTGGGGGATAGAAACCGCAGATAAAGACCCTGCATTAATGGCATTTTCAAGGTCAAGGATGATGAGGGACTTGATTGTTGAGACATCTACCATGAATTCTGACATTGCCACCAGTGCCCATCGGGAAGCGCACAATACGCAAACGGTAATTCTTCCAGCGGGTGAAGAGAAGCCAGGGGATATGCTGGATGGGTACAAACACCAAGCTGATGACTCTGTAAACGTTATAGTCCTCCCACCTGGCTCAGAGTGGAGACAGGATGCACCCTTAAAATTGAGTTCGGATGTTTATGCCCACGTTGCCATGTTAGAAAATAAAATGAATAACAACTTCCCTGGCGTATTACAAGGTGGTGTGGCACCTTCGGGGAGGGAGGGCGATAGGGCAAGTGGCTCCGCCCATTCAATTTACGACTCTCCAATGGAGAATAATAACATATTATGGGCTACTGCCATAGATTTGGGGATGAAGATATGCTCTAAAGTAGCGGGGATGAAGCCCCCGAAATTACAGAAGGGTGATGCGGACTCTTACTGCGAATTAACAGTTGATTTGAGTAAGGAAGACCCGATAGCATTAAGCAGAAGGACGGCGGAGGGTGAAGCATTGTGGACTAGGGGTGTGATAGACTTTGAAGAGTTCCACATGAACTATATGGGTAAGACGAAGGATGAGGCGACTAAGGCAAAGGCTAAGGTGTGGATAGAAAGAGCCATGAGGGAAAGTCCCGCCTTCCAACAGTTGATTATTCAGACCGCCGCAGAGGAAATGGGGAAAGAGGAAGAACTTGCCCAAATAGAGGCGGAACTTCAGGGTGGTGCTATAAGCCCCGTTCCCAAGACTGGTTCTAGGGGTGGAGAGCCACGAAACCGAAACATAAAAACACCTCTGGGCGCTGAGATGGCAGACCAAGCTGCATTCCACGAGCCGAGGGAGAGGGCGTAATGGAAGACGGATTTGCAAATATATTAACCGATGAATTAAAGGTTGCCATACGAGAGTTACGTGGTGCTACTCAGGATATGTTTAAGGGCACTAGACCATATCGGAGAACGAGAATGTCCAATGAAGAAGCGGTTGCCCGATACATGGTCATACCAGAAGAGCAAAAGATGCAGTTAAGGCAAAATCCTGACTTTAATTTATTTGAGCAGGAAGTCCAGAAGATAATGGAGGGATACAATGGCTGATATAGGAGAACAATTTAAGGCTTTCGGGCAACAATTCAGTGATGAATGGAAATATCAGCAGTTTCTTGCTAGTGTTTATGGTGATTGGCTATTAGGTTTGGGGTATAGAGCCATGACATCATTCACCCGAACCCCCCTTTATAATTGGTGGTTAAGAAACGGGAAACCGACTAATGCTTCTGGATATAGAAAGGAATTTCCCAAGTTAAAAGAAATGGCTCAGGAAGAAGCAGATTTGGCTAAATCATTAAGCGAATATGGCGTTGAACTAAATCCTGATAACCCGCAACAGATTGCGTTACCCGATGGGAGGGTCGCTACGTTATCGTGGTGGCAAGGGCTTACGGACGGACAGAAGATGCAAGTCACTGGTGGTAGAGTTATTGGTGGTGTTGTTTACACCCCCGATGGTAGGGCTGTAACAGCAGGGTCTTTGGGGCTTTCGGGTGATGCTACTACGGCGGATGTATTAAGAAGTTTACCCACCAAGGAACCAGACGAACCCACATTTGACCCTAATGCCATGACGGATTTTCAAGCGGAACAAGTGGCAAGATGGGAAAGGCAAGACGCATTGCAAGCGCAACAGTTTCAAGCACAACTAGCACAGCAAAGGGCAGAAGAACAGAGGGCGGCGGATATAAGTGGTCTTACGGCAGCACGGCAGAGGGGTGAGGCTTTCAGGCAGAGACTTGGTGCTAGAAAGGATATGTATGCCCGTGAAGAATGGGAGAAACGGGCAGAACAAGAAGAAGCGCAATTAGAGCAAAATATCGCTGGTGCTAGAAACTGGGTGGAGAGAGCACAGGCGCAAGGGCAAAGACAAGCGTGGCAAAGACCCCAATTAAGACTAACTGATGAGGAAAGATACAAGGAACTTGAGGCAGAAAGAAAGGCACTCCTTAACATGAGGAAGGAGATAATGGAGGAGGTTGACCCCTCCAATATATCGGGTAGTATGCTGAGGATATTCCCAGATGCTGGAGAAGCTGAGGCTATTTTAGACCAGATTGATGCGACATTAGATGCTAATCGTGTCCAGAGATTTAATATAGATGCCAGAAGGACGGGGTTGGTACAACAGGCAGCCCCTGGCTTTTTGGAGGGGGCAAACTTGAGTGCAGGTGCTGCTGAGGCTATGGCGGGGAGATTTGCATTTAACCCCCAATCAACTGAATTCGCTAAGTTCACCCCTAAGGGGAGAGATGCTTTAACTAATATAGGCAGGGTAGCAGGGGTTACTTCTATGGGCGGAGGTGGTGGTTTGCCAACTCCTGAATTTAAGGGGGTTGAATTCCCGAATTGGTTAAGACCTTTTACGGGGGGATATAAGGGTAAGTATATCCCAGGCACTGGTACAACTAGAGGTACAGCGCCTCAACTGGGTATACCCAGCGGAAGACAGTTAGCTAGTATTCTCCCCACGCAGAGAGAACAGTTAATCGGATATGGGCAGTTTACGGGTCGGAATTGGGCAGATGTAGCGCAATTAGGGCGTAGGCAAATACCTCAGAATTTAAGGCTCGGCAGGACATTTCGGACTGCTCGCCAGTGGGCATGAGGAGATAATTTGTGAGCGATAGATGGTGGAAACCTAAAAGCGTTTTCTTAGACGAAGAATTAACTGAGGCTGAGGGGCAGAGGAACTGGGCTTTGCCTATGACCCAAACCGTTCCAGCTTACGAGAAACCGAAACAGTGGTTTGAGCAAGTATCTGAAAAGATGGGGGAGGGTATTGCCAAAGTCCCCATTTTGCCAAAAGCGTTAGAGTTTATCGCTCCAGCCTTTGAGTTTATTCACGAGCATATAGAACAACCCTTTGCGGCGATTATCACTTCACCTTGGGCACCTGACCTCCCTTGGAAGAAGGGGGAGTCTTGGTCTGAGCATAAAACACGAGAATATAAAGCATGGGACGCACCGACCTATGTTAAGGGTCTGGCTGAGTTTGCCATGCCTTTGTGGTGGCTTCCTTATTTCAGTTGGGCTGGTGCAGGCGCAAGGGCTTTAGGTGTTGGTTCAAAGGCTGCCTCCAAGATTGCCAAATCAGGCAAGATGTTGCGTGTTAGCGATAAAGGTTTTCTCCCCCCACCCGAACTCTTGGATAATGTTCTATTCAGGGCGGGTCGTTTAACGAGGGCAATGGAGCACGTTCCCATTGTTAATAAAATAGTGAAAATGGTTGGGGGTGAAGGGGCATTTATCTCTAAAAAAGAAGCGGGGAGAATATCACAATTAGCCAAAGCGGGTGAGATTGCAGGGGGTAAGGATGCCTTAACACTTGCTAAAATGGAACTGGTGAAACTGGGCTTTCTTAATAGTATGAGAGACGGTGTGTCAAGGTTACTCGTTCCTAAATTACAGGTATTAGAACACGCTACAAAGGGGGGATTGCCCAGATTGCTTGCGATGGATGCTAGGGGTGTTGTTGGTAATATTGTTAGCAAAACAGGCAAGAGCCAGTATTTGTATGATGTTTTAGAGGGTGCTATCAAGAACAAGCAAGGCTATAAATTCCTCACTAAAGAAGCCGAGAAATATGTTGATACCTTAACTGAAGTTGTAGATGACATTTGGAAGATGGCAAAGCAAGAGGGTTTAAGGATGCCCAAGGAGAAGTTCCTCCATAGAATAGTCAAGGGTAAGTTAAACCCCGATACTGGTAAATTTGAAAAGTCTGAGTTCGGTTCGTTTATTTCCAAGAGCCGTATACATGAAACCATGAAAGAGGGCGTGGAGCAAGCTGAGAAGATAGGGTCAAGATTGGAATACGGGTTGGATATTTCGGAGAGTATCACATCTACTATTAGTCATTATATGAGACAGATAGCTAAAAAAAGGTTTAATAAAGCCCTTCACCCATTAGGGAAAACTCCGAGGGCGAAGGTTTTGGAAGCAATGGGGGAAGAGGGCACTGAACTTATGATGATGAGGACAGCACAGAAAATGGGTGCGGGGGTTGCTAACCCTGAGAGGTATTCCCAACTCATAGATTTAGAAAAACAAATCACAAGGCATTATAAAGGCAAGCAGATAATCGGTGAGGATTTGGTTCAATTTACCAAGCACCCATCATTTAAGAATAAACTATTCCCCACAGAGGTTGTAAAAACAGCCGAGAAGATTTTAGGCGATGAGGGGCAGAAGTGGCTCACCACAATGGCGCAAATATCTGGTACGTCTCGTATGTTGGTGGCGGCGATGGACTTATCAGCCCCGTTCATTCAGGGGTTGGCTGTGGCTGGCAGAAACCCCGCAGCGTGGGCGGGTATGCTAAAGAGGAATTTGGAGTTCTTTATAAAACCTGAGAACTTCTATAAATATATGACCGACCCCAAAACAATGGCAATCGCCTCGGAAAGAATATCAGCAGGCGGTTCGGGTTCTACCTTTGAGTTCTTTAATGCACTTTTACCCCTACAAAGAGGACTGGGTAAAGTTCCAACAGTTGGTAAACCATTAAAGGGATTGGTTGGGCAAACCTATGGTAGGGCGGAGGCTGCATTTTCAGGTGGTGGTGAAGCTGCTAGGAATTATATGTGGCAAGCGATGAGGCATAGAGCTCTTAATCCTGATGGGACATTAAACCGTGCCTTAGCTATGGATTTAGCCAGAACGATAGATAGAATGACGGGTGTTATGTCTACTGAGGCTTTAGCGATAGGAAGGACACAGCAGGACTTTGAAAACGCCTTCGTATTCTTTGCCCCACGTTACACTAGGGCTGGTCTGTCATTCGTCTCAGACGCTCTCAGGGGTGGTATGGCTGGGGCGGAGGCACGTAAATCGCTGGCTGCTTTAACGGCTGGCGGGGCATCAATGTATTATGGTGTGTGTAAGGCATTGGGGCAACAGCCAAACTTAAATCCCAATTCTGGCAGGTTTATGACTATAAAAGTGGGGGATACTCACATCGGAATAGGCGGAATAATGGTCGCATTAATGAGGTTTGGTTATGATGTGGCGGCTACAGCGTTAGAAGACCCGATTAATTTAGTTAAACCCCTAAGTGAAGGTTCGGTAAATAGGTGGGATAACCCGTTTATAAGGTTTCTATATGCAAGGACAGCCCCATTAACATCAACTCTATATGGAACATTGGTAGAACAAGCGGATTACTTCGGTGAGCCATTTGAAAGTGTAGGAGATTGGGCTAATTTCATGGCAGATAAAGTTACCCCGATTGCCGTTCAGGGTGTGATAGACGACCCTTCTATAGAATTGGGTGTGGCTGAGTTCGCTGGTTTAAGAGCGTTTCCTAAGAGTGCGTGGGAACTTTTAGACGAAGAGAGGGATGACATTGCGTTAAGGGAATTTAATGATGTCTATGACAATCTAAACGATTTAGAACAGACAAGGGTGGATAAGTTCCCCACAGTTCAAAGGCTACAGAAGGATATAGATGCCCAGACTGTAGCGAGGGGAGATGCCACAAGCGTAGCGTGGCTTAACTGGGAACGTGAAAAGAACGTAGCGAGAGAAGTTTACGAAGAAACATTACATAATTTACAGAGAGCCTATGATGATGGCGTTATTACGGGTGTTCAGTTTAGGGAGAGGATGTCTGATGCTGGATACGGGCTTGGGGCGACTTATGAGCACATAAATAAACAACCCGAATACAAAGAGGTTATGGAAACTCTTAAAAAGCCTCGCAAAATAACCGACAGGCACATTAAAGACATAGCCTCTGCCGAATTCATGGATAGGATGTATAGAAAGGATGAAGATGGCAGGACTGAGTTTGAGGATAAATACGGGCTATTCCAATATGACAAATACAACGCCTACATAGAGGAATTCAGGGCTAAATACGGTGAGGAAATCTACCAGTATGTTCTCGAAGAAAAGCGGGAGAGGGATGAGAACCTACCTCCGCTAGCGAAAGAATACCAAAGGTCTAAAGAAATAATGAAACCCTATTGGGCAATTAAGGATAGGGTTATAAAGCAGTTCGGCAGGGCTTTTGCGGAGAGTTCACGGGGTCAGAGTTTAATAACCAAGATGAGAAAGGCACTGCGCCTCCAGAACCCTTTAATTGAAAAATATTACCAGATGTTCTATGCCCAAAAGTAGTTAAAAATAGTGTGGTATAATAAGGATAGAGAACCTTAACAACATAATGCTTGCTGGGTGGGAACTTGGCGGTAGGGGTTGGCTTCCCTGTCTGGTTAATCTACCTAGTTGGGTATCCCAAGACGAATCCCAACCTAGCCCAGTAAGTTAAATAATCTGCACATAAGAGGTCGGGAGCTTGCTTAACTTATAGGCGTGTGTTTCCCGACCTCGCCTATTTGAAGGGCAAGTTCCCAAAATAAAAAGGAGGAAATCATGGATACAGAGGAGAAGGTTACTGAAGGTACAGTACCAACAGAACCAACCCCAGAGGAGAAAGTGGCTTCTCTACAGAAAGAACTTGAGGCTAAGGCTCGTGAGGCTGAAATAGCCACTAAAAGGGCACAAGGTCTTGAGGGTTCACTAAAGGAAAAGGACAGACTTTTACGAGACCAATCCAGCATCGACTCAAGGTTCGGCAATATTGAGGACACACTCCAAATCCTCACCTACGCCGTTGGCAAGGGGGGTGATATAGAAGCCCCCGATGGGGAAACCCTTTCAAAACATATAACTAGCTTAAAAAGGGAGAGGGAGCTAAAGGAGAAAGAATCCAAGAAAATGGCTGAACAGGCTGAATACAATGCCCAAGCCAACGCTGTCTGGGCGGAAGCTCAAACAAATATCACTGACAAGAAAGACTTAAAAATGATTGAATTACTACTCTTAAATGGTGATATAGCGGGGGCAAAGGAATTGATAGGAAGCCCCAAAGAGGAGGCTAAAGTGGAAACTGAGGCAGAGATGAAGGAAAGGTTAGAAAAGGAATTCTTAATAAAACACAATCTTGCAAAACCAGAAACTGCCCAAGCATCAAGCGCAGGCAAGAGGTTCTATACACGGGCGGAGATAGATAATCCCGATTTCTACGCTAAAAATAGAGAGGACATCTTGGAAGCGACACGGGAGGGCAGAGTCAAAGATTAAAGGAGAAAAATCATGGCATATGACGGTGGAACAGACCCTACCCTAGCAGAACTAATATCTAGGTATTGGGTTCCACAGGTTTATTCACAGGAAGCCTTGGTAGCTACGAAATCACATCTCGTATGCGCAAATGCTTTCACGCATCGGTTCAAGAAACAACTCAAGAGGGGGCATACCGTCTATATACCCGTAACGGCTAATGTCTCCACCACTGAGGTAACGCCTGGCACAGAGCCAACAGCGGCAGACGCCTCTACTACTGGTGTTACAATCGCCATAGACAAGTGGCGTGAGGCTACCGCCAACATTTCCCCGCTTATGGAAGTTGAGGAACTCGCTGACTACCTCCAAGCTGCCACGGTGGAAATCGCTTACGCATTGGACAAGCACGTTGATACCACAGTCGGGGCGTTATTCTCAACACTCAACGGGAGTTCGGTTCAGGGTTCGGACGGGCAGACGTTCACAGACGAAATCTTCAGGACGTTAATCCAAGACATGGACGAAAACGATGTCCCCGATGAAGGCAGGTTCATAATTGGAGACCCGTCAACCAAGAACGATATGCTTGGCATTGATAAGTTCGTCAGGCAAGACTACATCAACGGCTCACCAACATCAAACGGGAGATTCGGGCAACTGTATAATGCAACCGTCTACATCACCAATAACCTGACGGCTGCGTCAACGGGTAACTACGGTGTCTATGCCCACCCAGACGCAATCGGTGTTGTTATCCAGATGGGGCCGAACATGAAATACCATGACCTTAGCTGGAAGTTCAAGCATCAGATTACAGGCGATATTGCCTATGGTGCTGCCGAACTCAGAGACGGCTTCGGTGAGGCGTTTTACACGAGGTCTAGCTAGTGCCCATATATCAATATAGGTGCGAGGGGTGTGGTAAAACCATTGATTTGGTGCAACTGGGGAATTCAAAAAGCCCTATATGTTGCAGTATACCGATGAGAAGGTTATTCTCTCCCCCCGCACTTATAAAGATTAAAGGGCAACCCTTGCCCGCCAGAAGGAAGTGGATGGACAACTGGACGCCAGACTCACCCAAGTTCTCCACGGGTTCATATCATGGGGCGAGGTATTAAACTCGCAGGTGAATTGCCGTTCTCAAGCGAGTATAAAAAAATAGACAGGAGGAAAAAATATGTCTCAACAAGTATTCGTATCCGACAGAGTTGAGTTTCAGGGGAAGGCTCTGCACAATGGTAATATAACTGGCCCCTTAATCACGAAACTCAAAATATTCGACTGCGGGTTTAGTGCCGATGCGTCTGAATCCGACTGGGTTTCCACTACGGGTTCTAATGGTTTAACTCTTTCTCACTCAGCTACAGATGGTGGGGTAACACTAATGACACTCGGCTCTACCAATGATGACTGTGGAGAGTTTTATCATACGGCTCAGTGGAGTGCCGCATCAAACTGTGGTGCGTTATTCAAGGCATACATAGGCACGGTAACTAATGTGTGTGCCTGCTTCGGGTTTGTAGATGCCTACGAGAACACAAACGACCATGTAGCTATGGAGATGAATGGGGCGGCTGCATACGCCGCCGCTAACACGAAGGACTACGCAGGTATGTGCTTCGATACTGATGCGACAACCGATGTGTGGTATTGCATGGCATCGGAAAACGGCACGGAGGCTACCCCAGTTGCGGCTATCGGGTCTCTTACGCCAACAGCGGAGGAATTCTTCTACATTGTCGTCCAGACAAACACAAATGGCGATGTGGACTACTACTACGGCAGTAATATCGACAACCTCAAGTTTGTAGGTCATCAAGAGGGAGCCATTGCTTCCGCCTCAACAGACCTGCTCACCCCGTATGTTGGTTTCATAACCAGAACAACTGCCGCAAACACTATCTACATCTCACGGATAATAACATGGCAAGACAATTAAGGAGGGGATATGAACAGATTGCTTGTATTTCATCTTCACGGTCATGCGGGTAACGGAACTCGTTTATCTCCCTCCGCCTACTACTTGGAAGCCGACTACTCAAAAGTGGCGGTGAGAATCTACGCTGAAACCGCCCCCGACACTGATGCCAAATTTGATATATTTACAGATGGCGTTAGTATCTTCACGGAGGACACAGGGCAAACCCTGAATAAAACGACAGGTGAAATAAGTTCCTGGAGTTTGGGTAGCACGGTAATTCTTCCAGCGGGCTCTAATTCTGAGGAGGATGCTGAAAACTTCAACGATAATGAGTTGACAGCAGGTTCATGGATATATTGTGAGGCTGCCGACACTGGTAATGGTAGAGACTTCACGGTAATCCTTGAGTTGGAGCCAAGCGAATAAGTCTTTGGTAGCAGACTATAAGGAACTACTAATAAAAAATAGGAGAAACTAATGTCAAAACCAAATCTACTGGCAGCACAGGTAGACCCCACAGCCATCTCTAAAAATGGGGATGGTAGAATTCAAGGAACAATGCAGGGGGCAATCTACACGGGAGACTGGATTGAACAGGCTATCCGAGCGGGTTACGGATGGTCAGTCACGGTCGGCACACTGAATACTGGTGGAAGTGGAATGGGACTGATTACTGGTGGGGGTGCAGGCACCTGTATTGACCAAGACCAGCCTGAATTGGCAATCGGTCTTGGTTCAGGGTTACTTGTCCCGATAAGGATAGGCGTTACTACCCACAGTGATATTGATGCCGCAGACGATGATGCTGACATTCTAATCACCGTAGATACGGCAGCCAACGGTATGGCCTCAGCACCTACTGGAACCCTAGAAACACCAGCGAATATGCTGGATGGTGCTGGTGGGTCATGTTCGGCTGTTGTATACAGTGCAATCACAGCCGACATCACCGACCCGACTGTTAGCCAAATCCTTGACTACTCCAACAGACACTCTGATGGTTCAAACGTAGACTCACATGAGCTTAAGTTAGTCTATGAGCCGCTGCGCCCAAAGAGGTTTGCAGGCCCTTGCACCATCTATGTGTATTGGGGAGGTGTAGCGGCTTGCACAGGTCTCTGTGTGGCAGACTTCCTCGTTCTACCAACCAGTTGGATGCCCACTAGCTAAAAGAAAGGTGAGGGGGAGGGTTAATTCTCTCCCCCCATCCGTTAAAATGACCACTGCGAAAGATGTGCTTAAACAGTTAAGACCACACCTCGAAACGAACACGGTTGCCAACGACATCAACCGTAAAAGGCGAGGGTATTTTATCAAGTTGAAAGTCCCCCTGTTAAATGCGTTTCGTAAGGTTGGGCAGGGGTGTAATGGACTTTGGTTGTTCCTTGCGTTAATTCAAATAGCATGGTTGGCAAGGAAATTCCCCGAACCCACAAGAGATAGAGTGCGCAAGATAAACTCTCATGCACTAATGGACATTTTTGACGAGTATGTTAAGTATGAAAAGGACGGGCGTATTAGAGCTGTGGTATCGGCGTTCAGGCGTTTAATTATCGGGATGATTGAACACAGCTCACCGTACACTCAAAGGGTTAATTGGTTCGCCGAGAGGTTGGGGGAGAAGATTCTTAACGGAGACTGGAAACCCGACCACCCGTGGAACCCCGCCCAAGCATGGGATGAGCCAAGCGTTCTAATCGCACAGGATAGAAGAAACAGGGAAATCATAGAGAAATTCAACAGATGTAAAGAAATACTAAATAAAGCATAGCCTTCCTCAGCGATAAAAGTGCGACCTGGGAAGCTGATGAGTAGGTCAAGGAGGGAAACATGGCACGAGAAGTAGCCACCAAAATCCGCACCATTTACACGACAAAGGCATTAGACGCCTCAATAGGGGCATACGCCGCAGAAGATGTCCTTTCCAACAGTGATTGCACCACAGCGGGGGTTGCAACGGTATGGACATTTTCAAATGTGGTTGACACCAATGGCAAGGGCGGTTATATCACCAAGGCAATGGTTGTCAGCGAGTCAGAGGACATCACCCCAAGACTAACGCTGTTCCTTTTCAATAGCAGTTCGTTAAGTTGCAACCTCATAGACAACTCTGCGTCCACTGCCCCCAATCACGCAGATTTGGCAGAGTTCATCGGGGCAATAGAATTCCCCGCCATGATAGATGCGGGGGATGACTCTTATACAATCGCCACCCCATCAACTTACGGGAATCTACCGTTAGCGTTTCAGTGTGCGGTTGACGACAACGACATCTACGGTATTTTAATCACAAGGGACGCCTTTACCCAGACTGCCACAGATGACATGACGGTCTTTTTAACCATAGAAGAATCTATTGTCGGCGGGAGATAAGTGAATAGTGCGTCTTTTGTCAAGGGGAAGCCCCGTATCTCCTCAATGCCCTACACCCATGATATAGCCGAAGGGAACATATCGGGGCATAAACCATTAAGGGTGATAGGCTCTAACATTGATGTGGATGCTGCCATTGAGGATTTGTGGTCTATCGGGGGTTCGTATGTATTCCCTACCGCAGCAATGGGTATGGAAGTGGTTTCAAGCGAGGCGCAGGACGCAGGCGTTGTTATAAAGTCAGGCACGTCAGATAGTATCACTTCAGTTGAGGGAACAGACAATGCTTGGATTATGACATTGACCGATGCTGATGTTAATTTCACGGACGCAACTGCCGTAGTACAGGGTGATGCGGTATTGTTTGACGGCGATTGCATAAAAGGGCAAGTCCAGACCGTAGCAGCCCATGTCTTAACTGTAAGGATTTGGGCAACTGAGGCGGCAACATCAGTTCAAGCCTATCGGGTTGAAGACCACTCTGCTGGGGGCACTGGTGTCCGTGTCGTTCAAATCCATTACCTTGATGCCGACTACGCTGAGAAGTGCGAATTTGTAGTAATGAATGGCGCAACTCCTGTAGCCACAACCGCTACCGATATACTGAGAGTTAATAGTCTGCACTCTGTAAAAGACGGCTCAGGGATGGTGGCTGCTGGCAGGATTGATTTAAGGCATTTAGATGATACCCCCATATATAGAAGTATTCCAGCGGGGTTGAATACAGATGAGGATTGTATATGGACTGTGCCTACGGGTAAAACCGCTTATATTACACTATGGCAAGCAGCAGGTGGAAATAAGACGGCTGGGAGACCAGTTAGGTTTTGGCTGAGAATGACGTGCGACCATCATCCAGACTATACTGGTAATAAACCCCACACCAAAGACCTTACAATAGTACAAGACGGGATGGAACCTATGCCGAAATCGTGTCCCATTAAAGCCCCTGCGAGAACTGACATTAAAATAAGTACCAGTTGCGCTGAAACCAATGCAATTACGGCTGGACTGTTTGAAGGTTGGTATGAGAACGCTTAAACTTTGTCCAGTAATACACAGTTGGGGAAGAAAGAAACAGTGGAATGGTATTCAGACCAAGAAGTGCCGTAATTGCGGTGCGTTAAAAGAAGAAAATAGGGTTATAGATAGAATAAAATTACTAATTACTAAAATGAGGAACTTAAGATGATTTCGCCAGCCTTAAGATACCCCAAAAGCCTCTGGTCGTACAACCCCCTCCCAACAGGGTGTGTTCTATATTTACCATTATGGCATCCTAACTTACATGGCCCTGTGTTTAAGTCTATTGATGGATACGGGCATACCTGTACTAGAACTGGTGGGGTTATGGATGGGAGTGGGTTTACGGCAGATGGCGATGATTATATCAATGTTGCTGGCCCATCTACTTCATTAGACCCATTCACATTAATTGTTTGGGCTAAGGAAACCACTCAAGACAGGAACACTAGATTTGTAATGATTAATACCGAGCATGGTGATGGGACGAAGCAGGGAATGGGGATTGCAAGTAACGCAGCCAATAATTACCTGATGGTGATTTATGAGGGTGTTGCATTTGGTAATGGGACAACTGTAGCCTCAAATAATACTTGGTATTTCCTATCAATGACTCGTAACGGAAATGTAAGCAATCTATACCTAAATGATGGGGCTGGTGTAATATCCACTTTAGATGCCGCCCCCGAAGACGGGGGGGGGGAGACACGAATAGGCATAGGCATTGACCCTAGTGGGGATTATGACCCCCACAGTGGACTTATAGGCTCAGTGAATGAAGTGTGGGTTTACAATCGCATTTTGACCTCATCCGAAATAAAGCACATCTACTATTCTACGAAAGGACGGTGCGTATGAAATACAGAGTAAAAATAGACGAGAGCTTTGATAAAGAAGCAGACGCAAGGAGTCTTATGGACTTCGCCCGTAATTTAATGTCTAAAGCATCAAGTATAAATGAGGGTTTAGCGAATGAGGAAATCGGTTATGTAGACATCCATCTCTGCGGGCATGATGAGGGGAAGCCATGTGTGAAGTTGGAGAGGGAAGAACTTAGAGAGAAGAAGATAATGACTGTGAGGTAATAAAGTGAGTATAGCCACGACTACGTTTTTGAACCTAAAGAAATATCTCATGCAAGCTTGTGGGGACTGGCTTCAAGTTCCCCTAACCACAGCCATAGCTGCTTCTAAGGTCCTTGTGTCTACTAATCTAAACGAATACGACAATGCCTCGGATGGTAATTTTGATGGGTACTGGGCTTACATTGAAGACTACCAAAACGCAGGCGTAGAGAGAATGACAGGTCTCCCAGGCACGACAACCTACGCCACATCTACTGGGACTTTAACTTGTCTGGGGGCGAACTTCACATCAGACAGCGCTAACAAAGCTACTATCAGGCTATCAAGGTACAAGCCTGAACATTATAAAAACGCTTTGATAAGAGCTTGCGAGGAATGTTACCCCACTTTACACAAACCAGTAGATAATATAACCCTAGTAACGGGAAACATCATACCAGACGGTCATTTGGAATCATGGTCTAGTGCAACGGCATTAAATCATTGGACAGCCACCAATATTACTCTAGCCCGCACGTCAACCGCAGGGGAAACAAGGGGGGGTACTTATGCTGCCAAGTGTACGGCTACCGCAGCTAATGGGTATATTTCTATTCACTCTAACAACTTCCCCAAACTGTTAGAATTGCAAAATAAAACAGTAGACGCCTACGCTCAAGCCCTTCCAGAGACGGCGGATGATGCCACTATCATAATTTACACCAAGCAAGCTGATGGTACGGCACAAACCTTAACATCAACAACATCCAATCCCGCAGGTGAGTTTACCCTAATTAAGTTGGAAAACCAGACATTAAATGATGATTTGGTAGAGGTTGAATTTAGGTTGAAAGTTGCCACTAGTGGTCAATATGTTATCTATGATGATGTTTATTTGGGGGATAAAAGCCTATCGGAATATCTTTTACCAGATGATTTCGTGGGGGGTAAGTTATTAAGGGTGGTTTTGCAATTAGTGGGGACATCTTCGGAGGTATTCTATGACGCCAACCCCTTCCTCATGGCTTCAGCGGGTAGGGATATTCCCTTTGATATAAGGAATGACGGGACTAATCAATACCTGAAGCTCTTAGAACCTGTACCTACAGAGAGAAGGCTAAGATTAATCGGGCACAGACCATTAGAGGTTTTAAGCGATGATACCGATACTTTAACTTTAGACGTCTGGAGAATACCCCTGTTAATCGCCTACGCTAGAGAGATTTTCTGGGAGAGAGAGGTCGTTCCGTTAAGTTCCGAAGATAGGGATTTATGCGAACGTGAGGCGTCAAGAGCCAGAAAGGACAAAAGGCGTTTAATGACACAAAGGATGCCCGAACCGATAGAAACATGGAAGAGGTGAATTATGTGGAATTGGCTTAAAAAACAAATGGGTCTAGGTGGGGCTATGCGTGCCCATACCGAACTCATCGCCAGAAAGAAAGTATTGAATAATGGGGTTTATGAATATACTGATGTTCGCAGGGTTGTTAGAGACAAGGTTGTCACGGATGCTTTCGTAAACTTCGTTGTAGACCAACTACAAACCGAGGACTCCACTTTTGGGGATTTCAAATATCACGACTCTGGTATTGGGACAGGGAACGAAGCGGCGGGGGATACTGCTTTAGGGACACCCTGGGGTGGGTCAAGGGATGTGGGGACTCAAACCGAGGGGGCTTCGGCTAACATTTATAAAAGCGTAGCCACCACGACCTACAACGCCTCCAAAGCGATTACTGAACATGGTCTATTCAATGCCTCTTCTGGGGGAACGTTAATGGATAGGACAAAATTCACTGCAATAAACGTGGTAGATACAAACCAAATAGAATTCACATTCCAGATAACCTTTAGTTCAGGTGGATAATGCCTACAGAGATTTTAAGACCAAATGCTGCTGGGGACGAGTGTAGTATATCAGATGAGGGAACCACTGCCTGCCCGAATCACTGGCAAGATGTTGATGATGAGAGTGCCGATGATGCGACCACTGAAATTAAGGATGGTTCTGGTAGTTATAAACGAGATTTATATAATTTAACAGCAAGTTCGGGCAGTGGGACTATCAATTTCATAAAGGTCTACTTTCGTATTCATAAGAACTACGATTATGAAAATGGTGCTGCTAAACCATCAATAAAATCCAATAGCACCATAACCGATGGGTCGGCAGTGTCTTGCCCCCATGCTTCTTGGGTAACTTATTCTCAACAATGGAATACCAACCCCGCTGATAGTGAAGCTTGGGAGTGGGCTGATATAGATGATTTGCAAATTGGTGTCTCCCTGTATGCGTCAATAGGTACTGCTCAGTGCACCCAAGTCTACGTAGTAGTTGATTATACGGTTGCCCCAACTGAACAAGCAGTGGGTGGTGGTTCGGTCTCAATCGCTGGGGCATTAGTTGGTATTCTAAAGCATATAAGTGCTGTGGGTTCGGGTTCAATCGCAATCGCTGGTGCTTTAGGCAGGAATATCGCTATCGGGGTGGGAACAGGGGCAGTTACTATTACGGGGGCTTTAGCGGCAGGGATGAAACGATTACTCTCTGTAGGTAGTGGTGCAGTTACAATGTCCAGTTTACTATTTAGAAACGTTATTACTTACGCCTCTGAAGGGATAGGTGGAAAGATAAAAAGACTCTGGGTGGGGAGGCGATAATGGCAGACGTACACTTCCAAGTGGCGAAGCATGACCTCTCAATTTTAGACCCGTCAACTGGTAACACCATAGGTTTCGTTTTATCCAAAGACGAACAAGGAAACCCGTTTTATCAGGAACTTGACGGGCAGGCGTTGGTAGATTTATACTCCACTTCACCCACTCAGATTTCAACCAACCCAGAGGAAGAACTTATTCTCGGAACATCGTCTTATCATGCGGGGTTTGGATTACAATACGGTGATTTGAAAGACCCGTATAGATATTTCCAGTCTTATAATATGTTCATGTGGCAGAAGGGTGTGGCGATGGCGGGGTGGGACTCTACCGCACTTACGGTAGACCAGATAACGTGGACTTCTCCTACGGGGCATGTTGATGGTGGCAGTGTTTGGGCTAACGAAACCAATGCCTATGACGATAATACGGGAACATACGCCACTGACACAGCTGTTGGTCAAAATACATACACCGATTATCTTGAATTAACAATGTCGTCTGCGGATATTACGGGTGTCAGGGTTTGGGGGAGTTGTGAAGCTGCGACTGTTCTATCTGGGATGGACGTGGACATTTATTACGGCTCTGCATGGCATGATGTTTTTGAGGGTACATGCCTTGAGGATGCGTGGAACTATTTTGTCTGCCAAGCCTCCGCCGTTACCGCAATGAGGGTTAGGATAAAGCACAACGATAGTGACCCCCATGACCTCTATTTACACGAGGCTGATTTTGGTGTGGTAACATCGGGCGGGACTAAGGGTGTTCCGTATGTTCACGCTGACTTTGATGATAAGATGTTTGTTGGGTGTGATGATACCTTATTCGTTCTTGACTCTACTGGGGCAAAGATACAACCCATATATACTTTCGGGGCGAACATAACTGCTTTACAGCCGTTCCAAATAGCGGGGGTTGATTATTTATTTGTAGCGTTAGGCACAGGGACAGCCTATGAATACTTCGGGACAATGACGGGGAATACAGCGAGGCTTGTTACTAGCACGGCTACGGATAACAAATTCAAATACTTTGCATGGGTAAACACTACTGTAGATACTTTATATGGGGCGGTTGAAGATGATGGAACTAACACAATACGTTCTACTGTAAACCCCTTGAACGGTGGCACGGCGTGGTCTGCTCAGACGATAGTGGGGGATGCGGCTACCGCCATAACTAATTTATTGGAAAAAGACGGGGCACTCTTAATAGACAAAGAGGATATGCCCTATTACTTAGACTCTTCGGGGAATGTCCAGAAAGATTTAGCGCCTGAATGTATCTCAGGCAAATCAACTCATTCAGGAAAGAACTCAACGGTATGGCAAGGCGTCTACTACAGACCTACAGGAGACCAAGCCCTTTTAAGCTCAGGTAAGTATTCTGATGGCTCTATAGGTTACAACCAATGGATACAGCCGTCTAAATTCACATCAAATAACTCGGACTTCTCAGGTCAGGTTGAAGCGTGTGCTGGTGATGAGGAATTCCTATACGTAGCCACTGATAATGACACAAAAGTGGAAATATGGCAAACCAGGGAAGAGGTAATTGACGGCTCTAGAAGGGTGTGGCACCCGATACACGAACTCACATTAAGTGGCGTTGAGACGATGTGGGTTTCCAGTGTGTATAAAAAGAGGTTATGGATAGCTTCTACGAATTCTAGTGATAGCATTTACTATCTTCCTTTACCAACAAAGTATGGCGATTTAACCTCAGATGATGAGAGGAACTTTAAGGACGGCGCTTACTTTGTTACCCCGTTCTATGACGGCGGTTTCCCGAAAGATACAAAGGCTTTAATAAAAGTTACCGCTACTTTAGGGCACGCTTACGATGCCAACATTTACTTTGAGTGCCATTATCAAAAATTAGGTGATTCATCATGGACTGATATGGGGGATTTGAAGGGTTCAGCTACCAGCAGAACTCATACTTTATATATAACCTCCTCCACATCCTCCCCAATGTTTAGATTTAAGCTAGTCGCCAAGACAGACGACTCTAATAAAACACCTGAGTTATTGGGTTTCTCTGCGAAGTGTTTACTCTACCCAGACGTTAAAGATTTAGTATTAATGAAAGTAAGGGTGGGGCAGAACACATTAGATAAGAATGGGCAACCATATTCCAGCAATTATGAACTCCAAAAGACTTGTCTGGATAATGTTAAAGCAGCTACATACACTGTAACCATAAAGGAATATATCGTTGAGAAGGGGAGCGGAACCACTTTTTACGGCAAGCGTCTACCTTTACCCAGAAACGTGCCATGGCGCAGACCCGTTAAAAAGGAAAAGGGTAGGGACGTAGAGTGGGAGTATACGCTCCTTTTCCTAAAAGTGCCTAGGTCTTAAGGAGGTTGCTATGGATGCCAAAACGAGGGATGAACTTTTAATACGGATTGATGAGCGCCTTAAAGCCATTAAAGATGGAGATGAGGGCGATATACCTGAAATAAAAGAGAGCATGGCAAACCTCAATAGTAAGGTAAGCAAAAATACAACATTCCGCAAGGTTGGCACTTGGATAGGTGGTATACTATTTATAGCGTTACTTACGCTAGCTGGTAATCTGATGTTTGGAGGGTAAAACGATGCCTGAATGTGATAACTGCGGATTTCCAATGGAATACGTTAGAATGATTCACGGAATAGCTATTTACGAATGTCCCAATTGTGGTTTCAAGGCGCCCGCCCCATCGGATTCTGATTCTATAGAGGCTTACAAGGAGGAATAAATGAACTGGGAATTAATACTTTTAATAGTGGTAGTTGTTTTGGGTTCTCTGAGTGCATGGGCTGGATTTAAGAAGCTCATTAATAGTATGAGGGACTTAATGGTTACGGTGGCTGATGCAATAGCTGACGACAATATAGACAATGCCGAGATTATACAAATACTTAAAGACGCAAAAGGTGTAGCAAAATCTTTCATGGAGATTGTAAAACTATTTAACAAATGAACACTATCGGGCAAATAGGCTGTGCTATCGGCAGGGGGTTGAACAGTTGCCATTATGAACTATTACCCCCACCCCCAATATGCACACGGGTCATAAACGCTAACGGCATCAGGGAACTTTTAAGGGGTGTTACCGATTGCCCCATAATGGTTGGCGATTATAACTACGAACTACCAAGCATTGAAGATTACGGAAGATTTTTAGAGTGGTTCGTAAAAAGCCACAGTTATACAGGCGATGATTGGGACTGTGAAAATATTAGCCTTGAGCTTTTCTTCATGATGTCCAAGTGGTCTGGGGGTAAGAGCCCTTCGGGGTGGGTATGGGCTTATGGCAAAAACCCCAAGCATTCATTCGGTAGTCATGGATTTAACTTCGTCATTACAGACGAACTAACTATCGCATATTGTGATGAATTGAAAGTTGCTGCGCCTCACGATGACTTCTTTTTAGAATCTGAGGTAGAATACAAGAAGCAATTAATGGTGGTTGTCTAAGCGCAAAACCCGTTATTCTCTCCTCAAATCAAAATCCTGTGTTATGGGTATCTATGTATTACTTTAGGGCTTAAACCCCTTTCTCGTTGATTTCCCACGCCTAGTGACAGGCTTCTGTAAACTAGCCAAGACTTCCCTTGCGCTTTCATATCCTTCCACTTTAGACCATGCTTTCAATAACTTTATCTCAAGGGTAGCATTTTCAACCCCCTTTTCCTTGATGTCATTAGCCAAGCACTGGATTTCATACCATGCACCCTTTTCACTACCCTTGGATTTACATTCTGGCATGATTAATACCTAATGTTTATTTGCCATCTCGTAGGTTTGTTCAAAAATATCTGGCTTACAGGGATAGAACTCACCCTTGACCCCTTTGATTATCCAATCTCCTACGATTGCGGTATGCGTCCCTTCTAGCGTATCTATCTGTAAGTAGCAACCAGTGGGGTTCTTTCGTGTTGGTTCTAAGACGGGACTCTCCACCACCCTGTTCCCCGACCAATTTTTCAATTCATGCCCATTATGACCGTTATACTGAACTGCCTCGATTATTACTGGTTTCTTTTTGAATTTCACCATCCCCTCCTAATGTATTTTACTGCATACCCAAGCACATACAAGAACACATTATATGGCACGCTTCCGTTAAGATAGACTCAATCATTTCGTAGGAATACCGCTAAAGTCTAATTCGATATTGAGGTTATTAAGTAGAACACACAGCCCCTCAGCTAATCTGTCAATCTCTACATCATCGAAACTATTAACCCATATCCTTTCTACGCAATGCAGGTATTCGTGCAGGAAAACCTCCACCAATTCGCTGCGTGGAAGATTCTTTGACAGGATTATCTCCTTGTAGTAATGCTTAGTAAGACCACTTGACCCCGCCGATTCAAGTTGGCGTGGGCTGAATAACACATCGTAGGTATGGCTTGCGATTTCAATCCTCTTCGGAACTTTTATCTTCATTTTTGCTCCTTCAAATAATCCGCTATTACCTGAGTTAATTTAAGGGTTACTTCCCTTGAGACTTTCCTGTTAGCATCATCAAAAATATCTTCCACGCACTCACCGAACGGGCAAGACGTGCTGCACACTATTGATACGCCAGCGATTGCCATAACGTAAGGGCATATCTTTCGCTCTACGGGTTCAGCCATATCCTTCAGACACTTCGTGCAGTATTTAGACGGGTCAACATTCAACTGCGCCCCAAGTTTCTCCTTTAACGTATCATTTATCTTGGGGTTGAACTCATCCTTACAGTTGACGCATATACTCTTCATCTTAAACACCCTTAAATGGCTTTTTAGTAATCGGACAGTTTGTATTCATATTATCTTTTTAATTATCAAACATAATACATTGAGCATCATTTACTTTGGGTTCACCCTTGCGAGAAAGCCAGTATCGCCAAGTGGCTTCATCAAACTTTCTAAGAAATGCCCTGTGCCACGCTTCGGCTAGTTTCGGGAAGCGCTTTATTTGCACCCTCCCTTGTTTCTCTGTACCCATCGGGCAAAGGACACAACCAAGCCTCTTAAATAATGGCTTGCCATCTGCCCCTAGTTCATCATAGAGCGAACAATACGGCAAGTTATTCATGTGTATGTATTCCCATACTTCTTTATCTGTCCAATCTATAATCGGGTTAAGGAACCAAGTCATATCATCTTTAGTACAGGCCTCGAAGTAACGGCGGGCTTTTCTTTGGGGTGATTCTTGCCATCGCACCCCTTGTATAATAATCCCTCCCCTATTTATCTCTTTAAGCAAACGGCAACACCAACGTCTTTGGCGAGTCGGATACCCTTGAGTTTCAAACCATCTCCAAAATGACCTCTCGGGTTTGCACCATTCTACATCGGGATGATAGTTCCTGATAAACTGGACTAATTCAGGGGCATCTAACCCCGTAACTGCATAATGAGATTTATATGGTATCCCAGAAACTTCACACAGGTGTTTAGCAGCTATACTATCTTTCCCCCCGCTAAAAGCAAGGTTCGCCTCAATATATACGTGTGTTTGTAGTCTCTTAATCGCCACTTCCACCTTATTCAATCCAGCAAAGTTAAGTTGTGCTAAGCCCACTTAAATCCTCCACAGCCTTGCGGAAACAAGAATAAACCCTTTGGGAACACGCACAAAGAAAGGCGTTAATTCTATCATGCTCGTCAACATACCAAACTGGAATCCCTAGAATAGTTGCCCATCCGATTTCTTTGGCAAGCCCTAACCCCGAAGGATTTTCTAACTCAAAATAGGCAAAAACTAAATCGCAGGTTTTCATAGCTTCAATTTCTTGCAAAGTCCATTTATAGGCGAACCTTTGGTCAGCATCTGCCATAGGGTCAAAATATGTATGCTTATTCGCAATCTTCTTGACTTCTTCCTGCCAACCCGAATGAAACCCACCAGCTAAATATATTTCCATTTCATCCCACCGCCTTAATTTCTCCCCATGAATAGACTGGTATACCAAGTTTCCGAGCTACCTTTACTTCCAAATCACCGCCTTTACTCTCGCCATCTAATCTCAAAACACAATCTACCCTTGCTAATAGAGCTAAGTCAATCTTCATCCAATCATCCCATGACTTTGGTGATATGAAGTGCCAAAAATGAGTTAGGTGTGGAATGAGTGGGATATGCCCCATTTCTAGAAGCGCATCACCAGTAAGGCAAGCTCTCCTAACATTCTCCCCTGTATCGCCGTTTGTATAGGGCGATGAAACATAGACTATCAATCGTAAACCTCCCCATGTTCATCCCTCTTTTTATCCTCGTATTTGCTTACACGCCTTCTGTAATACTCCTGCTTAACGGCTTCCAAAACTCCGAGCATAGCGTTATGCCCAGCGTAATTCACTCCATCTTTACCTACGAATTGCCTAACATATCCATCAATAAGTTTAGTTATACAATAGTTTAATTCCCCTACGCCCTTTAATTCGGGGAGTATCCTATCAATATAATGGTCAAATATGTGCCTTCGTTCTTCCGTGATATACGGCATTATCCCTCTCCTATAACCAATACAGAATCCCCCAGAAAAGAAATGCCCCCCAAAAAGTAGCAATGATTTCGGTTGTTCTTTTAACCTCCTTCTGCCTGTTGCCCTTACCAGCAGAATACATATTGAGCAACACCCCCGCACCAATAACCACCAACAATAAAATCTTAAACCAGTTCATCTATCCTTCTCCTTTTCTAGCGGGCACCATTCAGGAATATCACCCCATAATTCTTTTATAACCCTGCGTTTTTTAGGACACTTCCACCTACCACTCGCATCATCTACCCAACAACATTGACCACAATGTTTAATTTTGGTAGTAACAGTTAGTAGTCTCATCCCCCCTCCTTGGTAAGCCATAAGAATACCATCGTCCTGAACAATCTATCGTCTTTGCCTGCCTCTTCGCTGATTTTAGCGATTTTATTCTGAACCGCTTGCCATTCAGCATCGGCACCAGCTTCGTAGATATTGAATTCCTCTTCAAAGCCTGTATCCATATATGGATTATCCCAATTCTCAGGTCTGTACTTCATTCTCTCCTCCTATAATAGACTACTTCTCAGGGTTTGTCAAGACTTCATGTATGGTAACCTATATGCCCAGTCATCATCACCAAAGTCTATTTTTTTACCCGTAATCAGTGAATAAATAGCAAGTATCGTTCCAATCAAAATCCCCAATGGGTAAAGTAGATATTTAAGTTTCATTCTTCCTCCCATTTATTCTGTAATCCTCGGTTTAAGTTCATGCAATATATGAATAGGCGCATCATCCCCTCTTACAGCTTGCCCGAAGTTTTCAGACACCCTCATACATTCTTCAATGGCTTCGTCTACATGGGCATCCATACCATAACACTTAAAGACGTTTAATATAGAGGTGAACTGACCTCTAAGTTGAAACAGGAGTTTTCGGTACGATGCCTCATCTATTTTGTGATAAGAACTCATACACTCACCAGCTTTTCGGGGATGAAGGCATCATCCACACATAAATTATAACGCCATGTAATACCTCTATGGGGGTGTAAGCCATAAAGGGATTGAGACGGGTTGGATGATATGCCAAGTTTCTTTAATGCCCACCCATCATCTGAAACCAAAGAACCGCACATGAAATGTTCCAATTTACTGGAAACCTCATTAGTGGCTTGCTTGTGCCAGTGCCCACTAAAGGCATAATTAAATCCCCCGTACTGCATATACCACGACTTTAGTTTCTTATCAAGGGCAAAGTATGGGATACCCGCTTGGCAGGGCATACCGTCACCATGAAAGCAGAACATCTTAAAGCCCGATATTTCTACAATCCCTGCCCATTCCTCGTGGACGTTTACCTTAATCCCCTTCTCCCTGCCTATACCAGCATCCAAAATATCATAAAGTAAAAGGTCATAGCTCGAGGTTTCGGGGGCTAGTTTATCATGCCCGTGATTGCCAGCGAAGCAGTCCATCTCCACTTCCTCAAATTCCTGCTTGAACGAGCCGAGTATATCATTCCACATAGGGGCTACGAGGGTTTTAACTTGGTCTCTAGCCCCCATTGAAACCTCTCCAATAACTGAACCCTGATGCGGGTTTTCCCCCTGAATGTTATCGCCCGTATTTATAATGTGGAGTTTCCTGATGGGGTATATCTGCCTGTGTAAATTAACAATAATCATAGCAGATTCAAACATTTTGCCCATGCGTGATTTATAGACATCATCATTGAATGTCTTGGTAATCTTGCCCCCATGCCCGTCTGAAGCATGTAGAATTGCTATTTCCTCATCACCCTTTCTCTTGGGGGCTTTATAGTTTAACAGATTCACGGGGGGCAACTCAACAACGGGGTTACGTTCTACTTTTATTTGGGGCGGTTCGGGTCTTGTTTGTTCACGCCTTGCCCCCAGCCTTTTCCGCATAGAAGCAACAAAGCTATCCCTACTACCATATCCGTATTCTCTTGCCAATGAGGGTATTTCAGAATCGGGACAAGATTGGTAACGCTCTATTAGCTTTAACCCCTCATCACTGTTCGGCTCTGGTAAATATGACTGATTAGTGCTCATTAAAACAACCCCCTATCACCAATTGTAGTGCTTCCTGATACGAGAGGCGAGGTTTCTCACGGCGGGGGCGAGTGGGTCGACAAGCTCAAGGCGGGATAACCCAAGATAAATGTACCATGCCTGCCACTCGTTCATCCCATCAAAGAAACTATCCCCCAAGGGCTTCTTTATATCCGTTGCCTCAGCCTGTAATTTCTCCATTAATACAACCTCCTAGCCTGCTGTTTCGGACATCTGAGGCAGACCCGTTTTACCCAGCATCCGTAATTATCTATGAACCAGCCAGACCACTTATGAAAACCACAAAAACAAAGTAGGTTATGAAAATCTAATTTACCCCACATCATTTACCCTCCTACTTCCCATGCGCCTAGTTTCTTTTTATATTTCTCGGCGCAATCCTTACAGTAAAGACCCGATGTTACAGCTTTCTCTTTCTTATCAAATACACTGTCATACCAAGCTATATGAACTCCATCCTCACAGCCTGCCACCCAGTGCCCGCAGGAAAGCACAACGGGATAGAACTCCCCCAAGATAGTCCTAACCAACCCCTCAATATCCCCTTGACGCAATAAGGGGGTTGCCTTTACGTGGTCGCACCAACGTTTAATCTCCCTCTCTAATACTTCTCGCTTCTCCTCTGATTCAATCATCATTTACCTCGCTTTCTACTATGGCGATACCGTGAGGGGTATTTCTGGTAGCCACATTCAAGGCAAGCCCCGTGTATTGACGTAGCGGTTTTCTTCCCACACCCAATGCAATCCGAGCCATATTTCTCTCCCATCATTTACCCTCCATCTTTGAGATTTGTTCTTTATAAAAAGCCATTTTTTCTTCCAGTTCTGGTATGGTGAACTTTCTAGTTTGCCTCGCCTCTGCTTCTAGTTCCTCGTCAGCACCTTCACCGTAGAGTTTTATGATTTGCCTGCGGTATTCAAGGGTGTTGCCCCTCAAATTGATGTTGCAGTTATAGCACTGGGCATGAACACCCTTTTCTGAGAAGAGACCAGCGTTGTGCCTACCCGCAACAAAGTGCCCCGCTTGCAAGAGTTTGATGTGATACCTTTTACCGCAGGTAATACAAAGCCCCCAATCCTTACAGCCTGTGGTTTTAAGACAATCCCTCATGCGGACGTAAAGCGAAAAAATCACCCATGCCTTTTTCTTAACGCTACTTAATGTTTTTCTTTTCATCAATCTCCCTATCTTCACTGCCATGTTTATAGCCATGAATAAATGCGTCTATGTAGACCTTCTCCAATAGGGATGATAGCCAGTTCCAGTGCTCGCAAGCCAATTCACTCCCAGGGATTGTTTCGCCTACTTGCCAAAAATTACCTTTCATCTCAACACCCCCTACGCATATTAACGGTCATTGTCTTTTTGAAATTATCCATAATAAGCCTTCGGATACATGGTTCATGCTTGGCTAAATGCCTCAACTTATTGCCACCATCATAAAGAACCTTCTGGCAGTATGGGCAGACCCAATCATTTATACCGCTCTTTTTCATAGTCCTATCCATTTAACACCCCCCTATCCTTTTGGTTGGAAGCCCCCCGTAGCCAAAAATATAGCTCCAAGTAGAGCGCAGATAAAAGGGGGAATGGCTAATGTAACTTTCCAATCCTCTTTCCACGCTTCCCAAAAAACGATGATAAGTGCAAGGAGACCGAGGCATACAAAGGGCAACGCCAATATCGCAGCTACCACTATCCCTAATATTTGCCACCATTCCATCCCAACACCCCCTTGTAATATTCTATAATCACTAAGAGTTCTTTCTCTGTAGGCTCCCGATTGGTTTCTTCGCCCAAGAGTAATAGGCGTTCGGTTCTGCCCCTTCGTTTGTACCATTGAACATACAAACAGCCTATAAATTCTTCATCATCCCCAAAATCACATTCCCAAACATTTATAAGGGCAAAATTTTCATCTTCCCAGTGCATTAAAACAACCCCACGGGGCATTTCTTGAGAGCCATCACAGATGTCACGGATAGCGTTCACCGTAGCACAGTTCCAATTCCCCCTACTGTCGTCAAAGTAACAGACTGGGGCTGACCCGCTCCAGTCCTTACCCCGTTCCTCACACATTCTACAAGCCATTTAACACCCCCTTGTAACCCATATAACACCGCATACTATCATTAAAAGTATTAAACCAGCACACATATCAGCATATCTATCCATGTATTACCCCCTAGAATTCACCCAATTTGTCCAACCAGCCCACCGCATCACAAACATCACACTTACCCTTGCCCTTGATAAACTTGAACCCATGACACTGGTGGCATTTTACAACTTCCCTTAC